GCTCATGCCCGTGGTCAGCGTCGTAAAAATGTCGTTGAGCTGCGGCTGTAGCTGCGCCATCTGCTGGGCTGTGACGCGCGTGCGCTGGCCTTGCTGCTCTACAGTTTGTCCAAATGTACGAGCATTGGTATTGGCGATGACATATTTTCGTCCGATGCCTTCAACGACGCTGGCATATTCTGCCTGTGTCAGCAGCCCTTTACTCAAAAGCGAGCTGGCGCGGCTCTGTTCTTGGGCTGCTTGATAGCCTTCAGCATATTGACGCTTGAGCCGCTCTGCCGAACGAGAGAGGCTCTGTTGTTCGCGGTCAACTTTTTGAGTTGATGCGCTCGTTTTATCGAGTGCATTTCCCGCATCTCGTGCAGCAGCCTCGACTGTCTTGAGCGCTTGGCTGCCTGTGCGCCCTGCCTCAATGAGTTCAGCTTTGAACCGATCGCCATCGACCTGCAATCTGATCGAAATATTACGGTTCGCCATGCTGGCTCTTGTCCATCTGTTTCAGGATCCCACGCATGAAACCTGCTTCAGCTGCGGGCAGAAACTCTGCGATTGATGATCGACTGAAACCAAGCGCGTCAGCCATCAGAAACGCTGCCCCGAAGTCGAGCCCTACCGGGCCCGTTGATCCCATGCGGATTTGGCCCCCGCAGCGCTCAAGAAGATCCCAAATCTCCCAACCCTCTGCTGTCACGGGTGCGTGCTTTTCATAGGGGCAATCCGGGCAACGATCTGAACATGCCGCGCAATAGGCTTGCCCACCACCAAAATGCCATTCAGCGCGGGCGCTCAGTCGTTTTTTTCGGCTTCTATCTCCGAAATGGGGCGCGCATAGATGCGCTCGAAAGCTGCAGCCGCTTGCCAAATGTCCATCAGCGCATCGACCGCCTCTGAGCTGACAGGTGCAGGGTGGCCTTTTGCGTCGGCTACGCCCTCCCATTCGATAATAGAGAGACGTGCGAGCGCCTTGATGAAAGCGACACCACGCAATGCGTCGATAACCTCACTTGTCGTTTCACCCTGCGTATCGACCTTCACCATGGCTGATTGCGCAGCAAAGAAGAGCGCCGTCCCAAAGGGGCGCACTTTCACCCGCACACCTGGCAACAGGTCAAACCAATATGGCTCCGATTTGAGACCAAGACGGATCATGGCGTGGCTCCATAGGCGGCGATGTCGTTTTTGAGGATGGCGGTCATCATCCGCCCAAGAGTTGGATCTTTGGCGCCGCGAAATTCGAAGGTGACTTGGATTCCAGATGGCCCCTCGATGGGGACGGAGGGACGAGAGAGAACAGCTTCATGGACGGTGAAGATGAGGCTCGTATTGGCGTCACGCACATAGCCAAAATCGAGCTCCATGGGCGTGCCCGCAGTAGCTGCTTCGATCAACGAGGTTCCATCCACACGCACGACGATATTGCCCGTGCAAGCTGCAACCGTTGGTTCAGCGCTATCGATGAGACCGTCGGAGCGGATGGTTTCGATCCGATCCAGTCCATTCTTGTAGACGATTTCTGCCGAAACGACGCGGCCCATGGCGGCGCCATTTCGCCGGATCGTGCCTTGAAAGGAACCAAAGCGCAGCGCGTTATAACTCACCGGAGTGAGATCTCGATCTACAGTGTCTGTGCTCTCGCCCTGTGCAATGAGAGACAGAGTTGCGCTCGTCAGGCCATCGCGTTTCAGCGGAAGGGTGAAACTATCGATACGTGCTCCGAAATGCGTCCGTCGAAGCGGCACATCAGGATTGATTGCCTGTAGCGAGAGGCTTGGGATGTTTGCGCCACCAGATTGAAAACTATGAGTGAAATTCGTGGTGCCGGTCGTCGTTGGCTCTCCCAAGAGCGCTTTCAGCCAAAACCCGATTTGGCGCGCGTCGCATGGCACCATCACTTCGCCATCGCAAGTCAATGCGCCCAGCACCGCTGGTGCGGGATCGCGGCCTTCGCCCAAGAGATCATTGTCGAGGAGTGGCTGACGAGCCGAGAGGCCGTAGCGAGAAAAGCCAAGCCTGTGATAGCCATCAAGGGGTGGCGACCCATAGCCCGTCTCGAAAGCTGCCATGAGGCGCGCATTCGCGCCAAATCCAAGCGCCATGGTGAAGGTCCTTTGTCTGTGAATGAGGAGAAGACGCTGTCCCCATCAGAGTGCGTCAGGTCAGGGGATTGCTGGTTTCGTAGAAGAGCCTGATCGGCAAAATGGCCGCTTTGACATCGAGGCCACCTTCAGGAGCTGCACCATCAAAGTCCGGAGGGCCGATTTCCATTTGGTCAATTTCGTCATTGATCGTTGGATCTGCACTCAATACGGCACCGACTGACATCAACAACGTATCGAGATGCGTGTCTGGGTTTCCGGCCGCGGAATATAATTCCAGGCGTGCTACATGGGTCCAGACATAGGTGAGAGGCGAGAGAAGAACGTCGGGCTCGCTGATCTCACCATCACGCAGGATCAAAAGCCCTTCTGGTGGAATACGCTCCGGCCGCAACCGATTTCGTTCGACTTTCGCAAGCGGCACCAATCGCAACTGTTCATACAGATGCTGCAAGATGCGTTCACGCTTACTGGGCATTTCCACTCGTACTTTGTGCATCAAGGGTGCGGATTACCTCGTCAGGTAACCGGGCACCCCAGCTCTCTGCTGGACCGCGCCAATCCAGCAATCGTGGCATTTGCACTTGACGCACCAAGATGAACATCGGGATCCACTCGACATGCTTACCGGCTTTGATCCGTCGACCGGTCGCAGGCCGTAGCGCTTTCCCATTGCTGGCACGCACGACCGGCAACACCAGCAGCAAAACGCCAGGGCGATTGGTGGGTATGACTTCGAGATCACGCCCGAAGCCCCCAAATTTGGTTCCGTTCTGCAAATCGTTGGGTGTCATACGCCGACCACCCTTGCGCGGCACATGCTCTGTGGGAATAGCGAGATACTGGGTTCCGCTCTTGCGAATGAGCGAGCCTTCTTCAAAGGCAGAGATGATGTCAGCTGCGCCACCTCGCCCGCTTTTACCAGGCCGGGCATAGACCCAAGCTGCAGCACTCAGGCTGCTACCTCGATCAGGATAGACATTGAGGCGAACAGCATTGGCAAGACGACGACCAAGCCCAACACCCGCAACTTGGGCTCGTAATTCGTTTTTCAACCCTTCGCCAGTTTTACGCACAGCAATCGTCACTGCTGTTTGCGTATCCTTGATCTCTTGATCCATGATTTTTGTCAGATCGCCATCGATCTGAAGGCTCAACTTCATATGGCGACCACATCAAGACGAAGAATTTTTCCATCCAGCATCAGTGTTGGCGGCGCCTGAACACGGTGGATCTGCTCATCCATTCGAATTTCGTCACCTTCGCAGATACTCGCTGCCTCATGAGCCAAGACATCGAATAGAACGGTCTCTTGGGTGAGTTTGGTATTACCGATGTCGAAAATATTCTGAGGCTGAACCCTCATGATCCGTAAGGGGCGAAAGTCCTCTTCACCATATTTCCGCCAGGCGCCCATTTTTGAAAAATTGTCATCGGCGAAGAGGCTGGCAATGACTGTGTCAAAGACCGTCATTGCCGGCGCTCCTGTAGACGACCATCTATGCGCCGCAATAATTCGAGTTGCGCATTGGCGCGTTCTTCAATGCGAGCCAGCCGTTCGACGATTGCACTGATGGCACGCTGATCCTCATCAAGTCTTTGTTCGACCCTGGCCAATCGTTGTTCTTTGACCGTGAGACGAGATTCGACAGAAGAAAACCACCAGCCGAATCCACCAAACTGGACGAGTAGTGTGGTGATGAGCGCAAGTGGTATTCTTCGGTCGATCGACCAATGGGGATCAGAAGGCTCAACGCCTTCAGGGATCGACATGATGGGCATTTCCTTCGATATTTCAGATACTTAGAAAATGGCGGCCGAATTCCCCAAGGGGCACTTTTTGGCTTTCCTCAGGAATTTATGTGTGCTATCCTTTCTGTAGAAAGGATAGCGGAGATGCCGATCAGCAACCCAGTCGCAAAGCGACCCGAAGCTGGACCCGTGGT